AAGACTTGATAGAAGATTTGAACAAATTGAAAAGCGATTTGATAAAATTGATGCCAGATTTGATAAGGTCGATATACGGTTTGACAAATTAGAAGAAAAAGTCACAGACATCGATCGTCGCCTCTGCCGTATGGAAGGCGCATTCTCACAAAAAGAATGCTGCATGCTCAAACATGATGGCGAAATGAAGAAGGCGGGTTAAAATGATAACTTTTTCTATTTTTTGCGTGGGAAGTTTTATTTTATTTTTGGTTGGTTTCAGTTTAGATGATTACTAATACATTTAATCTTTTTTCTTCTTCTTTTTCTCTCTATCAGCTAATTCCTCATCCAACTTAGAAATGTTCTGAATAAATGCTGGCGCATTCCCTATCGAAGCAGCCTTCATTGCTTCTAAATAATGCTTACCTAAGTTTTTATTAGTTGAAATTCTATAAAGTACTTGTCCTGCTTTATGCAGAGCAAACAAAGAAGGTACCGCAGCTAATGTAAATCCTGGATGGCCAAGATATGTTCCACCCATTAGTGCTGCAAGTCCCGCCGAGGCAAACTTTCCATAATGCTTTTTGGCAAAATCGAGAAAACGATTACTTTTTGCAATACCTGCAAAAGCATCTTGGCTATTTTTATACCTATCAAAGAATCCTGGAATGTCCTGTGTTTCCTGTTGAATAGTTTCATAGAGCTTTGATTTTACATCATTAAGATTTTTGATTGAATCGCGACGAACACCTTTCTTGGCTGCTTGGGGTATTTCAAAACCACCTCCAGAATCGATCTCACTATTAATCTGAGTAATACGCTGCATCAAATCTTGGATAGATGTTTTACCGTTCTTAATATCTTTAACTAGTCCCAAGACTTGCCCTTGAGCAGCTTTCTGAGTTGGTGCATTGGCTAGATACTTTTCAACGACAGGAGTTAAATTATTAAGAACTGTTTGGGGATTATATTGTGCATTTGCAGGAAGCATGCCTTCTGCTTCTTTACGCAATTGACCAGCATATTTTTTTGCGTTTGCATTAGCCATGTTTCCTAAAAGAAACCAAGATCCAATTTTTCCAAATGTTGCAGCTTTAGGGTCATCCGAAAATTGCTCAATTCCTTTTTCTACCAAATTGGCACCCAAAGGAACCAATAAATTATTAGAGATAGATTTTTTAGTAGAACCCCCTGGCATGAATGTTGAAACGACATCCCCTACAACATTTCCAATATATTCCTCTTCTTTGCTTCTAGGAGTTGTATAGCCTTCAGAAACACCTTCAGAAATTTTGCGAACATCCGATGAAGTAGGATATTGCTTCTGAGAATATTCACTTTTTCCTACCCCACGTTTCAACCATTCTGGCGCATCACGTCGTTTTTCTGGAATATAACCAGTCAGGCCGGCGTTTTCATAAGATGAAATAACAAGATCACCTAAGAAATTTTGAATATCCCCCAAGAATCCACCGACTCTTTCTACACCCCTTGAGGTATATTGAGTGGCTTGTCTGCGCATTTTCTCTTCAGAAGTCTCTTCTTCAAATTGAGGAGGACGCATCATTGCAAAAGGATCTAGGCCCTCTGCATTTGTAGCTGGAGATGGTTTTATGACATTCGATTGCGGTTTTACAGTTTCAGAATTACGAAGATTTTGTGGACGCATCATTGCAAATGGGTCAGCCGTCATAATTTTCTGGCTCCATTTTGAAGAGCATATTCTACTTGGTCAGGACTTACATACAAAGGTTTTCCTTCAGGATCTAACATAAAAATGTGCCCTTTAGGCATAGCATCAATACTTTTCTCATGTTCACGAATCAAAGATAAAGATTCACCCAATTGTTTTTGACGATCAGCGATAAACTTTTTCATTTGCTTGTTTGCTTCTTTCCCAATTGTACCTGGAACGTTACCTTTTTCAATGTATTCATCTTCTAGATTATCAATAGTGTCTACGCGAGCATTTTCAATGTCTTGTTCAAATTTGAACATCTGTAAACCCGCTAAGTTACCTGCTCTGGATCTACCAATTTTTGGAAGCATGTCGGAAACTTGTTGCTCTACATACATATTTGGTCGAGCACCAAATTTTTGAACGTTACTTATAAAGAATGTTTTTCCAGCAGTTTTGAATTGACCACCCGCAGCAGTACGAAGCCATTCTGCACCTGGCAAATCAGCTAAACTATTGGGTGAAAAAAAGCTAAGGTCATCTGTCATTACAGCATTTTCCATAGCATCTAACGAAGCTTGCTTGCTTGGAATTAAATTTCTTAACTGATCATTTTCTTCCAATACTTTTTCTGCACGTTTTGAATTCGTTGCTGCTTTCGCTTCATCTGTGCGTCTTCTGTTCTCAGTATACGGATTCGAATAGATTGGAGGTACCGCTGCTTCATTAAATGCCAAAGTCAAATCATCTGCTGATGCTTTAGGATTTTTTGCTAATACATCTTTAATTGCTTTTGCCATCTCTTCAGGAACTGGTTCTGATGTAGCGCCACCCTTTGCAGCAGGATTCTTCTGCTTATGAATCGCAACGATAGTAGCGGGATCATGATCTGCATATTGTTCGGGATTCTCCAAACCTAGATGCTGTGCAACTTGCACATTGCGCTGTCTTTCTTGTTGCGCCTTCTGCGATTTTGCGGCTTGCTCATTAATGGTGCTAAAACCCTCTGTAAGCATCTTTCTCTTTTCAGGGGATACATCCAGTTGGCTTAATGTAGCTAATTGCTCCAGAGGCGAAATATTGGGATCGTTGAGCTTTTGAAAAGCATCTCCGATCAATTTGTTTTCACGGTTTTCTGTTGCTCGTTTTGTAAAAGTTTGTGTTAATGTATTTAACGCACCTACCAAAGGATTAGGATTGCGTGGAAGAACAAAACCCATATATTACCTCATTGCACCACTTCTGAAACCAAAATCATAAGCACCTGTTAGATCACCACCACCGCCAGAAGCAGCGCCACCAAATTTAGAACTCAAAAAGTTTGTTAAGGAGCTAAATCCACTTGCTAATGGGCCCCCAATAACTGATGCGCCGAGATTCAGTAATGGGCCTGCAAGTCCTTCTGAACCACCTTTCATATATGGTTGCTTTGTTTGTGTAAGTCCTGTTTGATTAAATTGCATTAATCTTGACAAAGCACTATCACGCAGATTTGCACGCTGACCCGCTAATTGAGTAGATAGATCTCTTCCTGAACGTCCCAAAGTCTGATTTAATGCAGATGAATTTCTCGCACCCGCAGAAGAAAATCTCTCTAGTATATTTGGTATAGTTTCTTCTTCAAACTGTTGCTTTATGGGTGCTTCATATGCTTCAAATGCCTTGGGATCATTGTTTAGAATTTGGCGTAAATAATCCATTCCAGCTTGATTTAATGGGCCAGTTTGTTGAAGGACAGAATTGATAAAATTCTCTTGCTCATCCGTATATGGATGATAATCCTTTACTTTTGCTTCTTTACCAAATAACCAATCCCACGCCATAAAAACCTCAATTTTTTACATACTCTAAAACCACTATACCGCCAGTTATCATAGGCGCCGTAGCTCCACCTGTTATAATAACCTGAGTATTAGTCACTTGTATAGATATTTGATTAGTCACATTAACTACGTCTACAAGAGGCAGTGGATACCAACCCCCGGACACAGAAACTACACCGTAAATATTAGTGAAGAGTTGCACGCCTGAAATGTTATGACTAAAGGTCAAATTTGCCGGATCAATATAGAAAATCTTACGAAATCCTTGTCTCTTCTTTTGTGCCGATGTTTGATCTGTAAATTGCTGACTGCTCAATAACTCTATAGTCTCATATTGTCCACTTTGCTTAATGTTTACAGCATAAGCCGAGTTTGTAAGATATTGTGAAAGGACAATGCGTAGCTGTTCATCATTGAGTTCCAGATTTCGAAATGTAGGAAGAAATGGTGATGTTCCACCTTCAGGAGTAGCCGTCATAGAAATTCTCCAGCTTCTTCAAAATAGAAGATCATCCCATGCAATACAATATCACTATCTACAATGTCCAAATTTCGCATCTGAGAATCATCCAAGGTAATTTGCACCTGGAATGTGTCTCCAGAGGTATAGAAATACATGTGCTGCCAGATTTCTTGTTGTTGCAATTGTGCAGGAATATTTGGTTCTGGTGCTGTTGAGATATGGTTTGTACCCAAAACGGCATTGTTAATGCCTAAATTAGGATCATATTCTGTTGTTGAGTAATTCTCAGAAGTATCTACAAATACATTGCAAGTCACTTCACCCTCGGATGATTTAGAAAAGAGAAATTCCCCTTTTCGTAAACGAACCCTTCTTCCATTAGCCCAGAAAGGAGCAAATTCTTTGGTGAAGATGTTAATATTACTCAATAGTCGGATTGATCCACCACCTAGATAGGTTCCACTTGCCGTTTGATCCACAACGAAATTGTTCGCATCCGTAACGGAAATGATCTTGAGAATCTGATTGTTGAATGTGGTTGAACCAATACATCCAATGACATAAATATATTCACCCTGTTCCAGATTATGGTTTGGGCTATTTATTGTAGATCCTGTGATGCCTTTGATGCTTAGTGTTTCCGAATTTGTAACGTTGTCAGGGTTCAACTCTACAACATACCCTTGTTGCGTACCTGCACAGATTGTAGGCACTCCAGTTAATTGGAAGCCGGAATTCCATGGTGCTGACCAAGATGACCATGGCGCCCATGATGTGCCACTAACCATATTCGCCCATGTAAAACCTGGTGTCACAAGCTGGTAAGGGCCGTAACAAGTGAAATTCTCACGGAAGAAAGACCATGTGTTATTTCGGTAATTATAAACCAATACCTTATTGGGAAATTTAAAAGCTGAGGATGTTGAAGGTGGTATGCTTGTAGGATCAGGATATGTGAAATAAGCCAATTCATTTAAGAAGTCCCTTTGACTTGAAACGCGCTGCGCGCCATTATTGTTGTTGTTTATCGTAAAGACTTCGTCTGGGATGATAGCATCAATTCTTTCACAATTTACACCGTTTGTACTATGAATTCCCACGTTACCAAAGGCCAGTAATCCATTATCGAATTGCACATTAGAAAATGTGCTTTCAGCTCCTAATTCTGAATCGATACGTTGCCAAATGAAAGGCAAAACTTCATTGGACGTATATACTAATTGCCATGTGGATCTTTCGAAATATACAATAAGAGTATCTTTTACAAATCCGCATGAGACTATGGCTTCCAGCGTGGGGGCGTCCACGAATCCACCGCGACCAACAGTATCATCAAGCCAACCATTAACCAAATCAATTGGTGATCCATTTTGTGACCATCTAGCCCTGTTTTGAAAGTTCTGTGAAGTTGTTGCATTGCCTTCTGTAGTATTCAGAAGCACTAATCGATCTTTATAAGGAACAATTAACAAAGCACCCAAAATTATATTAGGTACTATCCCAGACAATGTTGTAGGATTGAAAATGCTCCATGTGGAACCATTGTAATATTTGATTGTATCGACTCCAGTAACCTGTCTGGATAGATTTAAAACGATGCCTGTATTTGCGGTGTCGGTGAAAACTCCAGTACCTGGATTGCTTATTGTGAATGGGTTTCCAGCTACTGTAACAGTTCCTGTAGTGCCATTGGCAGCACCGGCAGATGGATTCAAAATAATGACGTTATCACCTACCTGAAAGTTGTTTGCAACTGTTGTGGTGATGTTTGTAGTAGATGGAGGTCCTGCAACACTACCTGCAAATGAAGTAAAAGCATAACCATTCAATCCTGGATTGTCATTGGTAGCCCAAAAAAGGTCATTTCCCGACGCATCCTTTGCATAGTTAGTCGTCCAAAACAATTGGTAATCCGTACCATTCCATCTTGTGACCATAGTAGAGGGCAATTCTTGCCATACACCGGCTACAAATCTATAAGCGTATTTGGTGTCAAATGCTACGGTTTGAAATTGGTTTAACGTTACTAGTTCCCTTCTACATAGTCCCATGACAGGAAGTGTTGGATAGTATGAAAGAGTAGCTGTAGTGGCTACACCTGCACCTGCTGTATGTGTTAAAGTAACTGAGCCGGTTGCATAATTGATCGTTCCACTATTTCCTGGAGTAATCGATGTTAAAGTGCCATTTCCTTGATCTGTGAAGGTAATTGCACCTCCAATCACTATAACAACAGAACCTGGTTTAATTGCTGCGTTAGGTTCTCCAGAAATCGAAAGAACAGTATAGAGATTAAATGTCCAAGGGGAAGCCCCAGAATTGCCTATAGAAGCAGTTGTGTAGTTTCTCTGAAGTCTTCCTATCAGAGAAAATCCTATCTTCTTTTCAATGCGACCCCGAAATATGAACGCATTCACCAAATTAGGAAATGCCTTGTCGGGTAGCATGAACGGCTTTAGGTTCTTCTGCAAACCGACATCATAGGGGCCTATGAATAGTGGTTGTGCCGTCATGCAACCCCAATGACAGTGTAAAAGATTGTTTGGTTAGTTAATGGATTTCCAGCTTCATTTCTAACATTTACAACAGCACCTGTAGCTGTAGGCCCACTTGCAGTATCATATTGAACATATCCACGATTAGCTGTGTTAGTTTCTTGTCTAGAAAGAGAACCAGTAATGAAAGTAACCATTGGAACTGGCCAAGTAATTGTGCTACCACTATTGAAACCACTTATAAATCCACCTTGGAAAAGAAGTCCTCCTGGCAAGAAAGTTACAAATGTATTTGTAGAAGCTGAAATCACTGTTGCAGGGACGTCAGCGTTTTTTCCCGCTGTCATTTGAATTCTTTTTGAAGATGTACCACGAATAAAGAATGTTTCTGTTTGTGAATATCCTCCATCCCCAGTAGAAGTAACAGCGTTTGCGTAATATGTGTTTTCTTGACCTGCCAACCCACTCGGTGGTGAGGGTGCAGCACCTAAATTCACTAACTCAAGAAAATTATGCTTTCCTCTTTGACCCACTGTGCCATTTGTTAAACTCACATGATTTCTTGCGAATCCATTTGTTCCATCATCTATCGATTGAAAGTTTTGCAAGATCTGGTCTTGTGACTGTGCTGGGATGTCACCAGGTTGAGGAATATTGGGTGTATAGGTAGTCATAAAACTCCAATGTAAAACGGCTTTACTTAAAACATGGTTCCATAAAAATTACCGAATGCAGCTTGCGTCATCTCTGTGTAGACAGTTTGTGAACGGTTATTCGTCAACTGAACGATGGTTTTTCTTTCGGCTTGATTTCTGTATTGATTGAATAGAGGCATGTAGAGATTGATTGAGTTGAAATCTCCCCTATCTTCGAATATCTTTAATGCTGCACCCATGGCCAATAGCTGCCACCATTCTCGCAATACTGGAGTATCACCTTGTGCGATCAATGCTGTTGGCCTTCTAAAGCCCTGAAGTTGGATTGTGTATGCTTGATCGGGGACAGGTCTCAATGTGAGTTGATCGTTGAAATAAAGGGCTGCTGCGGGCCTATTTCCTACATACGGAACAGTCTGCGTATTGATTGCTGCGCCAGATTGAACAGGTTGGTTGAATGAAACTGAAATAGCGCCAGTAACGTAATTGATCGTACCTGTGCCGTTTCCGACCAAATTCCCATTGCCATCATCACTGACAGACATTGAATTTCCTGATGTATCTACGGTGTCAATCAAAACGTTATTTCTTAACACAGGAGTAGAAGATAATGTGCCAGTGTACGGCCCTGCTGAACCGGTTCCATATGTAAGGGCTAAAATAGTCCTGATGATTGGATAAAGACGAAAAAACTCTGCTTGTGATTGTGTATAATACGATTCAAAACCAGCAATATAGAGAGGTGGCATAATCGTAATGAATTCTGGCACAGTATAACTGAATTGAATGGTTGCTGGACTTGCTGCAATCGATGAACTGAAACTCAATTGCAACACGCAATTTTGATAATCAATCAATCCTTGCGTACCATCGCCAGCATCCGCAACCAATTCTCCGGTATATGGGAATACCTCGGTAAATGCAGAAGGAGAAGCAGAATTAACGTTCACCAAGATAGATCCTGGAATGATCGTTGCATCAGCAGGTAGACCTAATGTTGCAATTAAATCAATGTTTGCAGATGTTCCAGAAACGTTTCCTAATGAAACAGGACTAACATTCGTAGGTGCGCTTGTAGGAAGATCGTAAGTGTCAATGTTTGCGCTACAGGTGATCCTAAGCTCTGATGTGAGGTCAAATAGCCTTAAATGTTCAGGAAAGTCCCAGAGATAGAATGTGTTGACGTACTGGTCAATCTGCGCATCTGTAATCTGATTCACAGAAGGGCTTTTTGTAATCCTTCTCACTTTCAATCTGATGTCTTGTAACGTAGCTGACATCTAAACCTCCTTTGGTGGGTATACAGGTGGCATATGCGGTAATATTTCCGTATTCACAGGCGTTGGAACCGCTGGCGGTTGATTTCCCGATAATGGCGCAATATTCCACTCTAGACCCGTCATAGGCACCGCTTGTGCCTCTGTAAATGCATGGCCAGGAGTAAAAGTCCGCGCCACAAAAGGTAGCAGCGCCGAGGTATCTATTTGTGTTCTGAAATTGAATCCATCAATCAACTCTATGATCGTCTGAACATAGTTCAAAACCATTCCATAGGCTGGTGGAACAATGATTCGGATG